AGGTTTTTAGCATCCCAATTAAATGATTTTAATGAATCAAATAATAATTTATCATTAATTCCATTTTTTGATTTATATCCCATACCTCTACCATTTTCAATAGATTTAGTATAGTAATAAATTATATCAAAATGGTGTGCTAACATATTCAATAACAAATGGAAACTTTGAGAGTTTTCAACATTATTTATAAATGTTGGCACATTGTTCATAATCCAATTAGGATTTTCTAAATCAAAAGTTTCAGCAGCTTCCGATGCCAAAGTATACCAGTTTACTACGGTATTGTCCGTATGGTATAACCTAACACTATTTGTATGCGGCCAACTCAAAGATGATGATGTATATAAGAATGTTTCGAATCCATCAAATGATTGTATAATTTGATTTTTCTTTACATTATTTTTTTCTACTTGTTTAGGAGATTCCGGTGAGTTTATAAATGATGCAGTTTGAGAAGCGGATATGGCCGTATCGTATGCTTCTATTAATTGAACTTTATAAACAAAATTATCTAATCTTTCTTTTGCAGAACTAAAATGAACAAAGTTATCCCAAAGATATCCTTCAATTGGGTTTGAACCACTTGCATATTCTATATTTAAATCATCCTGATACGAAAGTGATGAACTTAAATATGTTCTAACTAAATCGGTTGATGATGCGGAACTACTTAATATTAAATTATCTAATGATTCAAAATTAGTAGAATTGCCAACAACAAAATCAACTTCTATATCAAAATTCGGCCCTTTTATTGGAGGACACTTTACTGAATCTTGCTCATTTAATACGACAGTTTCTATAAGAGGACTACTCATTAATTTAGTAATCCAAAATGTAGTATTTTCAGTATAGTTTGCAGGTAATGGTGAATATAATTTTAAAATTATAGATTTAACTTCTTTGGACACAACTTCGTTTCCGAGTTCATCTTTTTTCTTTTCCGATAACGTCCAATTATCTTCTTCAAATGAAGAAATTAATATTTGGTCATTATTACCAAAATTAGAAAGGTGTGTTAAATATTTACTTTCCTTTTCAGGTTCAGTTATTTGTATTTGTTCTGCAAATGAATCAAATAATAATTTTGATATTATATCTTCATCTAAAAATAATTTAGGTAAAATTAATTCGGTATTTGTTTCATAATCATTACCAATTAATTCCTCTGCACCACCTCTATTGTATGGTTTTAATTTTAAACGAACACCGTCTTTTGGAACCCACTTTGGATATAATTCTCTTAATTTTTTTAAGTTAAACTTAAAGTCACCGTTCGGAGGTTGATTTTGTAATAAATCAATATAACTCTTATCACCCAACTGTAATGATATATCAACACTAGTTGCAGCGAATGTAGAGTAAGATATTTTTAAATCTATATTAAAATCTGAAAAACTCGGTATTTCAATTGATTCAGGAAATGTAACTTCTATAATTGAAGGATAATCATTTATAGCAGTAAAGTTTACTATTATTTCTTTCCTTTGACCGGTACCATATTGATTACTTACTGCTACTAATATTACCTTTTTAGAACCATATACTTCTGAGTAATCTTTTTGAAAATATAAATTTACCGAACCATCCGTAGCAGGTACTTTTAATGTTTTTTCCGGTGTAAGATATACTAACACATAATCGGCCTTGTCGGTTTTGAATGGTATAGAAATACCCTTTTCCGTATCCGATTCTTTTATTCTAACATCAAATTGTGTTTGATAGACATCTATCATTGGTTCTGCTACTGATATTTCTTTTTGAAATAATGCAATAACTACAACTCCACTTGATAACTCAGCTGAGGATATTTCAAAACTTAAATTAGAGGGTTTAGCAAATTTTGTATTATTACTAAAAATTTGATTTAATTTAGAGTAATCAATATTATCTGCATTTGTTATTATAGAACGTTTTCCCCAATATAAGTTTGTAAAACTAAGGTCTTGTCCATAAGATGGTTTTATAGTTTCACTATTATCAATTATAGTAAATACAACTTTTCCATTTTTTATAGAATCTTTTGCAATTGATTGTAACGCACTTCCATCTTCTAATGATATAATAGATGATTGTATAGGTGTACCAACTTCATTTAAAATATCATATTTTAATGAGTATATATTTCCTAATTCATTTTTAAAATTACTACCAAATACTATTTCATAATCAAAATTAGGACTAGCCGGTGTATCGTCTATTTTAATTTTGATTGCTTCAAATTCAAAAATAAGACTATATGCACCCGATACACCATCCGCATTTGTTATTATATCTTGTACATAATTTTTTCCGTCCCAAACATATTTTTTAATAGCTAAATTTTCCGTATAGTTTTGTTCATTAGCCGTTATTGGTGTTGAAGTCGGTATTCTATTATATTCATAATTAAAATTATAATAATTTGGATTATAATTGTAATTTAAATTAGAATTATATCCAAAATTATTTGCACCACTCATACCATTAAACATGGTAGAACCGGCATTTATATCAAACGTAAATGTGAAATTTGGTATAACCAGATTTGGTTCTGCTATACTCTGTGGGTTTTGGTATTTTTTAACTATTTCAACTTCGTAATAGTTTAAACTTGTATATCCTTCTGATTTTGATTCGTATTTTCTTTTAGAACCAAACACCAAAGATGGTGAGTAAACTATTTTGTTACTTGTACCTATACCCTTTGATGCATCCCCTTCAAAAAACTCACTGGCCACACCTTCTGCATTTACTAATGTAATAGTTAGTGGTGTATTTAAAGATTCTGCAACGGCACTTGGTGGCACAAATGTTGGATTAGTAGGAACCGGTGGAGTGTATCCTCCGCCACCACCAACACTACCAATGTTACCCAATGTTTGATTGTCAAATGGATTGTATACTCCATTTCCATCATACGGGTTGTTTATTTGATTTCCTCCAAACTCATTTGGGTCGTAAGATACTGCCATTTATTAATTTTATATAAATATTTTATTGTAAATTTTCTCTTTGAGTCATATCTCTTTCGATAATATTTTCTTTACCATACCCTAAACCAAAATTGTTTTCAACAAACCCACCCCCTCCTCCACCTCCACCCGAAGGTGTTGCTGTATATATTGGTTCCATTGTGAGAACGGGTATTGGTGTTGGTTCTTCAAATATCGGAGCTTCTACAAATATAGGAGGTTGTGGTGGTGTTTCTATTGGTTCCACATATTGTTTTGGTGGAGGAAGAATATCCAATACCGGTATATCTCTTGCCTTCGTAACAGGTAATTCTACTTTATCCGGAGCATATACATTTCTTCGTATATCAATTGGTGTTTGGAATGAACTTAAATTATTTTGTATTTGTTTTCTTAATTCAACCACTGCGAATTCTTGAGGAACTTGTTTATAATCAATACCTCTTCTTTTTAAAGTTTTTATATTATATGCCACCGCATTATTTAATAAAGATTGAACTCCTCCTAATAAAAAATTAAAATCATATTGGTCACAATCGATAAATCTAATTTCAGATGGTTTTCCAAATGTTGAATCATTTAAATCATAATATCGGTTATTAACCCAATGTTTAATACTTTCTTTAAAATCATCAAATATTTTTTTAATAAATGCGTCAAAGTTTCTCAATCCAAAATCTTTTCTAATCGTATCTTTAAAATCATTTCCAATTCGATTTACAATTGAATCATTTATTTTAGATAAATAAAGTGGTTCTAAAGAATCTAATGTATTTAATATATTTTTTTTGTAATATTTAAAATCTTTATTAAGATTTCCTAAATTACTAAAATCTTTTGTGTTTTTATTATTAACATTCTCCCATTTAGTTTTAAGTGGTAATATTCTTATCTCTTCTCTTGAAGGTGATATTTCTTGTATCCATGTCCTTTCCAATTCATTATCAGTACCAACTCGGTTTCTTACAAAATTAATATTAACTTTTAAAATACCATTTGTAAATCCTAAATCACTTAAAAGTTTTTCAATATCAATTGCCAATTCTTTCTGGCCACCTTTGTTGGTTAAATTATACATATAATTTTTTATATCACCTGTTTTAATGTATGCTACATTATTTCCTGTTTTATGTGGTAAAAGATTACTATTAATATCATAAACGGATACTTCCATTACATCATGTGCGCATTCACCAAAATCGGTTTCTTCTATTTCATTTTTGGATACAATGAATAAATCTTCGGCTTGCAGAAACTTACCTTTGTTATCTACATTGCCATCAATTTGTTCGAAGTTTGTATATTTTTTAATACTCATATTTAAAATTTATTAATAAGAATCAGGATGATTTTTAGTTAATTTCATTTCATAAGATTTACTTTTTGTACTCTTATCACTTTTTGTAACAGAAACTTTTAATTCACCACCTTTATAGTCGGTACTTCTTGACCAACCAAATGTTTTCTTACGACTATCTGCACCAGATACAGATGATTCATCAATATTTAATTGAATATCTTTACTTGCACCTGGCTCCATTGTAAAAGAGGATTCGGATAATCTAAACCATTTACGGCCGCTTGGATAATTTACATCAATTGCAATTGATATTTGCCCCTTATCATTGTTTGTAATTGATAACGTTTTACCATTTATCCATTTGTTACCACCCTTTGCATTTATTTTACCAAAAATAGGAGGACTATTAGGGTCTGCTTTTTCTTGTAATTTAACAATTGCAACTTCGTTAACAACATCTGCACCTGCAGCCATAGCCTGTGCTGCGGTTCCCTGTGTAATGGCTTGTTGTTGTTGAACTGCACCCAATTGAGCCTGTAAACCTTCGATGATTGAATTTAAAGAATCAATTTGTTTTATTAATGCTTCAATTTGAACTTTATATCCTGTATTTTGTGATTGTAAAGATGTTCTTAATATAGATTCTTCTACCGATTTTTGTACAGCTACTTGTATCTGTTCGGTAAATGTTGCCAAACTATCGGAGACGGTTTCTAATTGATTTGAAATTAAATCGTCTTTTTGGGATATTGATAATTTTTCAATATTTACTTTTGTAACTTCGGTTTGTAATCTTTTTATTTCATTAAGAGAAGCGGAATATTTAGCAGTTACATCAGCTAATTTTATTCGTAAATCTTCATTTAACGCTACCTCTTTATCATATATGGGTCTTGGAACTAAATCTAAATTAGGAGTAGGTATTGATGGTTTTAATTCTTTTACCTCAATATCAATTGCCTTTTTGATTTCTTCTTCGTCATATTTGTCTTTATTTAATTCTTTAAATACCAAAGAAGATGCTACATTTTTTTCATCTACAATTGTTATACCATAATCGTTTTTGACAATAGCTTGCGAACCAGATGAAATTAATATTTCTTCTAATCTATTTTTTCTTTCTTCTTGTAATTTCTCAGCTATTGCTTCTATTGATGTTAAAGCCATATTATTTTATTTCAAATGTATTTTTATCATCAAATATATAATCTATTCCTCCCATTTCAATTTTAGTTTTTATTTTATAAACTCTATCAATTGGTAATGTACTCAATTCCATAACAAAATAGTTGCCAGTTGAATCACAACTTATTTTAGTATATTCTCCAAATGGATATACAACTTCTCCGGTTAAATAATCTTCCAATTGATAATATGAAGATGTTGGTAAATAATTTATGGTATTATTAACAAACGTATTAGAAAATGATTTTAATGGGTATAAATCACCACCCTTTACTCTAATTTTTATTTTACTATTTGTATCGTATTTAGTTTTTAAATTAGTCAAAACCACTTTAAAATTTTCAGAAGGTATTGATGTTAATGAACCGGTTACAAATGAAACATCACTCCAAACTAATTCTAATTTTGGTTCGTATATTGTATGTGTTTCTTTTGAAAAGAATTTAATAACACCATAATCTACACCATCGTTTACGGATGCAGATTCGTGGTGGTGAATTATAAATCCGTTATTATCAATAGTACCACTAATCCATAATTTTACAATATCAGTTACATCCATTTTAACATCATCCGATTCATAATTAAATGATTGTGATGCAGAACCACTTAAATACCAAACTGCACCTTCTGCATTATTTGAACCCGTTGTTCTATTTCCAGTCGTTGGGTATACCGCAGTACCACCGGTTGTATCGTAATCAACCCATTTTGTTGCCGTCAATCCATTTCTATATTTCCAAGTAACCCCGTCGTATGTTACATTATCAAATTTAGTTCCGGTACCCATTACCCAACTAGAAGATACTGCGTTTGCATATATTGTATACTCTACTGGTATTTCTTCGGAATTTGCGGCCTTTAAATTTAAAAATACTTTATAACTACCAGTTCCTACATTACTTGCTATCGATTGAGAAACGTCTGTTATTGGAAATTTAATTAAAGTTCTAGCTATATCCATAGTAGAACCATAATAGAGTTTACCTACTTCCAATATCTCATCTCTACCTGTGTTTTGGTCAGGTTGTTGAAGATATATACTTGCATCGTATGATGATGTGAATAATTTATGCATTATAAGGCCCTCCCTTTAATATCTTTGTTAGGAAATTTGACTTCAAAAACACAAGGGTCTAAAGAAGGATATACAATCTTTCCCTTTATTGCTTCATCTATATTATATTTGTTTGGAGAATAGTTACCATCCCCCGCACATAAGTTTTTAATTTTAACCGATGGAACACTCATAACACCTTCTACATTAGCAAGTATTAATTCAATTTCAGAAATATTAATTGGTTTATTAAATGTCCAATTATCTATATTGAAATGTTCTTGTATAAATGTTAAACAATTTGCTAAAACTTCTCTTTTATTGAAATTTGAATAACATATGATTTCAAAATCAACTCCAATGTTTACAATAAATCCATCAATCATATTAACAGCGTCAGTCAACATTCTATATTCACCTAAATAAGTTTTAAGATTTTGTTTAACTGCTTGATTTAATTGTGTAAGATTTTTATTATCATTATATCCTAAAACATACATATTAATTGCAAATGGGTTGTTTACTTCCGAAATTGCCGTTCTTTTGTTTGAAAGATATTTAACCAACTCCTTTTGTATTTCGGATTTTTTCATTCCTTTCATAGAATCTACTAAATTTGTAAATTCTTCAATATTATTAGGACTGGCTAAAATTGATGCAGGACTATTATTATCCAATTCACCATCCGGGCTAACATATACTTTTGCAACACTACCATATCTAGTAGACATACTCAAAGCTCTTACTATATAATCTTGTCGTGTTACTGCTCTGTTTTGTGAACCAAATGTTGCCAATGCATTTTGTCTAATTTCTTCTATTGATTCACCACCTCTGCCACCGACTGCTGGCTCTACATTTTCAACTGCTATTGTTGTTTTAGCTTGATTATATACTCTTAAATTATCATCACTTAATGATAATAAATCTTCTTCGAATTGTATATTAATGATACTAACTAAATCTCCTGTATTTACATTGGCTTCAATTCCACCACCTACTAAATATTTTACTTTTAATGTTGTATTTGTAGGAGCGATACCAAATGTATTTGTTTTTAAGAAATTAGAAGGGTCAATTCCTTGATTCAATCTGTTAACTGAGTTTGCTAATCCTAATCCTACATTTTTTGTATTAGGTAATATTTGTTCATCATTCATTGATGTATCTCCACTTCCAAATTGTAAATCCATAGTGTTATTTGAATTAACCTTAACACTAAATCTTCTAGGTACTTTTTGTACTTCTAAAATATATGGAACTATGGATGATACGGAATTTAAATCAGAATTTGTATTACTTGAAATATTGGCCTGTTCTACAAATACACTTTCCTGTGCCAAATAAGGTACTTCATAGTATTTGTTATTATTAGAATCGGTAACGGAAACTATTTGTATTATATCACTATCTGATAAAGAAACCGATGGATAATCAACATCATTTCCCATTATAAAGGACGTTTCTATTTGAGTAGCAGATATTGCTTTTACTAATTTACTAATAAGATATTGTGTTGGTGCACCGGTTGAATCTCTTTCATACACATCAATTTCTCTATCAATTGGATTTTCAAAATCAACCGAATCAGTTGTTCTAAATATTACATTAGAATTTGATGTTGATTTTATTTCCATTCCATCCTTAATTTTTAAATAAAATCTAGAATCTGGTTCTAAATTTCCACCATTATTTTTTGAAGGTAATATTTGATAAACCTTTATTGTTGTAGCAGCTGGTGCGGATAACTTTGGTTTATATCCCATAGATTGTGCAATTGATACTACATTTTTTCTTTCGCTAGCATTAGCTAACATTGATTCTTTTAATTGAGTATCCTGATAAAAGGAAAGAACGTCACCCACATATGAAGCCATATCAATGAATATGTTTCCAGGGGATGCATCCGAAAAATCCGAATAATTATCCGGAAAATATGTTTTAGCAAAATTAACTAAGTTTTCTTTAAATGTGGTAAAATCTTTACCAACATAATTTATTTCTTTGTTATTATTGCCCCAATTCTTATTTAAAGATTTAATTGCCATTTTATATTATTCTTTTATTGATACTTCTACGTTATCGGTTATATCTGGATTTGATTTTAATGAAAAAACTATATTAAAATTAATGGTATGGTTATCTATGTCATTTTCAGTAAAATCAAAAATAATTTCATCTATATTAACTTCTGGAATCCAATAATTAACGGCTTGTTCAATTGCAGTTTCAATTTTATTTTCTATTTGGCCTTCAACTATTGGTTCAAATAGAACTCTATGAATATCACATCCAAATAAGGGGTTCATTATTCTTTCCCCTTTTCTTGTTAATATTAAATTTTTAATATTCTCTGCATATTGTTTTCTTGTGGAATAATTTTTTTGAAATAATCCATCCGTATCTGAATTAGAAAATCCAATACTTAAACCTTTATATTGATTTTGTATTAAATCCTTTACGGATATTTTTCCTAATTCTATTGCCATTATTAAAATCTTTTAACTAATTCTCTATAATCTCTTGTCAATGCTTTTATCGTAGCATCTTGTAATCCATCACCTGTTGATTCAAAGTTTGGAACATTAGATGGTACATTTACTTCTCTAAAATCCATAGTTTCCCACTCACTTTCATCAACTCTTAATTCGGGCTTAATCATATCCAACACACTTCCAACCGCTTGTGCACCTTCTTTACGTTGTTCGGATGAAAATGGTTGAGTCATATTAAGAATCTCATTAATCATTGGGTCTTTTGAAAATTCTTTTTGTGGTCTTTGTGTTTGTTGAACGGGTTGTTGTCTTTTAACCGGTGTAGGAGTAACTTCTGTCATCTCTCTTAATGATGGAGTAGATGGTTTCTTTTGTGAGTTTAATGTAACTGCACCAGATTTTATAAGTTTAACAAGTTCTTCTTTTACTTGTAACTTAACTTCATTTTTAACAACTTCTTTAATTAAAGTTAATAAAATTTCTGATTTCATAATAATTGTTTTTTATATGTTTAGTAATAAATATTGTATTTAAATTTTATTTAGTTACCTACTCCAATTATACCAGGTTGCGTGAGTGGTGTTCCGCCCGGTGTCGTTGTTGGTGCTGAATCATTTCCATATGGTGTTGGTGCAGAATCTGCAAAAGTAGATACTATCCCGGCCACAACTGGAGCTGCAACCTTGGCAGCGACTTGTCCAGCAAGGTCTACACCCTGAACAACTGCATAGTTAGCTGCCATTGGTAATAATTCTTCTATAATTTCTTTAGGAGAAAGTTTCCAAGGTAAATCCGATAATGGGTTCAATGGTGGTATTGCAAATGGTTTTGTAAAATATCCAACCCAGGGTGTTACCCAAAATGGAATTGGTATACCTGTTACCGATGTTTTATGGCGTGTAAAATGTAATCCAGCTACGGATAGTAAATGAAAATTTGCATTTATAATAAAATTTGTAAGCCAACTATCTACGTTTCCAATTGGGAACAAAGGTTGTGTTGGAAAAATTCCTGGAGCAACACAAAAACTTATAAATGTAGAGTCCCCGTAAGTAGATAGTGCGGGGGGAAATACAAAAATTGGTGCTTTTGATTTATCCATTTGCCTACCTAACCACCACAATTGTATACCTGCTCCTACTTTTTGTAACAAATCTCCATTAGGACTAAATTTATTTGCTTCGATTGTTGTTGCTAAATATGCAGCAATTGCTTCGTTTAATCCATAATTTATTAAAGCGGCAACATTATCACCTTTTACGGAAAACTTTTTTTTAGGGCCCCCCTTCGGTTTTCTAAATTGAAAATAAGAACTAGAAAATCCACCTGCGGCCACATTTAATAATCCAGGAAACATAACATTTCCACTAACTATAACTTGTTCATATTGTTCTAAAAATTCTCTAACCCACTCTTCGGTCTCTAACCAATTTAAAACGTGTTCCGAACCTGATAATCTTTTAGCACCTTCATTATCTTTTGATTCGTTTGAAATATTTTCTGCAACTTTATTTTTAACCTCTCCCTTTAAAGAGTTTTTACCAGCTTTTATTATATCTTTAAAATTTACTGCAACTGTATGACTATTTCTATCATATTCTATTGTTTTTTTGTTTTTTACAAATTTTTCATATTTTTTATAATATTTTCCAATTTGGCCCAACATATCATCATCTTGTAGAAACCCTCTCATTTTTAAATAAAAACCGGCCCAAGAACCACCCGCTTCAAATCCCTTTTTTCTAGCTGCTGCAGCATTTGCTCGTTGTGCACCCAATGTAGAACTTCTTTCTGTTTTTATTTTTTCTTTGGCTTTTGTATCTTTTCTATCAGCAAGTTGAGCTCGTCTGGTTGCTGCTCTTGATTCAGATTGTGTTCTTTTTGACATAATCTAAAATTAATTTTTACTTAAAAAATTTCTAGCTGATAATATTACTTCTACTTTATCTTTAAGTGAGTTGAATCCTGCTGCATTTGCTGGCCCAATTGCCGATGGCCCTGCAGGTGTGTAAAATACTTGATTTGTAATTAAATCTATTAATGTTTTTAATACATCCACTAATTCCCCACCCAATACCATTTGTTGAACAGCTGCTCCTGCATCTCCTTCACCACTATCACTTCCCAAATATACATTGCCACCTGAATCTGAGTTCAAAAATATTTTGGTGTTAGTATGTAATGTTATATCACCATCAGAATGTTCATATATTGATGATGCCGCATCTACACTAAATACACCATCGGTAATTACACCAGTATTACCTTTACCAAATATAATAAATTCTTTTGCTTTTGCTGAAAGAACTATTCTATCCGAATTTATAAATAATTGGTCTCCTTTTAAATCTCCGGAAGAAGGATATGAACCAAATCCTACTTTACTTTTTTTAATTGTTTCTTTAAATGGTATTTTGGTTTTGTTAGAAGATATGTAAATAGAAGTTCCATCTTTATTGATATCTTCATCTATTAATTCTCCTAATTTTTTACTATCTAATGCTGGATTTTGTTTATTACGAATGAATATACCAGGTGAAGAAGTTTTTCCATCTTCGGTTAAAAAGAATTCACTAAAACGAATTGTATTCCCAACTCTACCGGTTATAAGTGTATCTCCTTCTCTTGGTTTTAAGAATTTAATTTTTTCGTTTACTTTATATTCTTTATCTTTTTTAGTTTTATCATCATCGGCTTTTTTAGTCATTCCGGTTTGTTGGACACGTTTGTAATCTTCACCATTTGAGCTAGATTTTCCGCCAGAATCTACATATTGTACTTGAGTGGCCCCGATTGTTGTTTTATAATCTTCTCTATAATTTGGATATTGTGTATTTGAAAATGGCAACCAAAAATGTTGCATACCAATATTCATTATCAACACCGTCTCTCCTACAATTGGAAATGTTATATTATTTTTATCAAAAGGAAGTGCATAATCTATCAACTCTATCGAATCTTCTTTTTGAAACTTAACTGCTCCTAAAAAGCGTATATCTGGGTCTTTATCTTTGTATTTATTATTAATATTATAATTAACACTAACACTAATGTTATATAGTAATGAATCTCCCTTTATTTCTTCGGTTGATTTATATACTTTTGTTACTTTCGCCAAATAAACTTCTAAATTATTTTGGTTTTGTCCAGTAAATTCGGAATTATCTGATATGTTATACATTTAGATTTTGTTTTTTATTTCTTCAATTTCTATTTCTAAATCTGTCAACTTTTCTTTATTTTTTTCTTCTACTGCATTTATGGTATCTTCCATTTCATTAAGTAGTTGTGCTTTTTCGGTTTCAGTTAACCAACCATCTTCACCGATGCCTTTGGCTTCTGCGGCTGCAAGTCTTTGTGCAATAGTTGCAAGTTTAATTAAGTGGTCATCGTTTTTAACCGATACCTCAATTAAGTCTTTAATGATTGGGGCTATGACTGTAGCTTCACCAACATTACGAATTAATTTACGAAGAGATTCAATCAATTCGGAAATATTTTTCTTTTTGTTTTGTTGATTTTCGTATATATCTTTAAATAATGATGATAAGTTCTTACCATCAAATAATTGAAATTCGCTTGCCATTATAATATGTTGTTTCTTACTATATAATTATAAAGTTCTTCACTTATTAGATTATATCCTTTTTTATTTGGGTGTTTTGATGGTATTACATCAAAAGAGTCTGGGAATTCCCAAGCAGTTTCATCGGAAACTTTTACTATATAATCTCTAATAGTTTGTTTTTCAAATCCCCAATAATTTTTTTTATTTATTAAATGTGTAACATCATCGTTTTTAGATAAATCTTGTACCATCATATCAAACGCGTCACAAAATACATATTTTACACCATAACTCTCTAACATTTTTTGTAAGAAAATAATATAATTTTGGTTTATAATATTATAGTAATTTTGGTTAAACATATTTTCTAAAAAGAATCGTTTGTAGTCTTCTAAAAATCCATTGTATTTATCATCTCCAAATTTATATGATTCATAAAATTTATGTGGTAATAAAGTAAGTTCTTTTATTGACCAACTTATCCACTCTCCTTTCGGTAAAAAATGAACATGGTCTCTCAAAGAGGAGCTCCACATAATTACTACTAAATCACCTTCATGTATTTTTCCGTTTCTTAAATCGTTAATAACTTCATTAAAAATTAAATTATTTGCTTTACCACTCCAACCATTGTTTTCGTGACTACAATTTAATTTTTCTGCTAATCGAATTGGCCATGAATGTTGATTTCTAAAATCTTTAAGAATAATTCTATCTTTCAATTTTTGTTCTTCTTCTATAATAGCACCCTGGCCCTCAGTCCAACTATCTCCGTATGCGTATAATTTCATTACTTACTTATTAAAAATTTACCCATTACTAAATAATCCATATCACAATTATGAAATGTCCAAATTGCTTTTTGTGGGTCGTTTGTCATTGTGTGGTCTTTTAAATTAAATGATGTATTCAATAGAATAGGTGTTCCTGTTAGTTTTTCGAACTCTTTAAGTAAGTCATAGTAAAGTGGATTATCTTCTCTTTTAAGTGTCTGTATCCTTGCAGAATTGTCAACATG